ACCAGCCTCTTGAGCCTTCACGACAACCCAGTCGCAAGCAGCGAGCAATCGATCACGTTTTGCTCGAAGCGCCACCCACTCGTCTGAGTCATAACGAGACTTCAACCACTTGTGAGCGCGGAGTCCATCGAACTCTTCGTCATCGAGGTCTACCTCTTCGTAGACCGTATCAACAGCCGGATAGCTTTTGGCTTGCGTCTCTTGACCCGTATCAGCGTCAAAGACGGCTGGGGTTGCGGCTGCTTCCATCAACTTGGCAACGGTGGCAGCGGGGTTGAGAGAATTAATGACTTCCCCATCGGGAGTGACGATGCGTTTATCCATTTTCTAGTTCTCCAAAACAAGCAATCATTGCCATGTTGTCGTTGGTATTTGTGCCGTCTGCGCCTTCATGCTCAGCCGTGCAGGAAAGACGCGATGCGAGTAACATCCTGGAAAACTGCTCCCCACCCGCTATAACCACATAACCGGGGGTTGCGGCTCCTGACGCCACAAAAGGAATTTTAAAGGTATATTTATAAAAGCCTGTGCCAGAGGTCGATACAGACTCAATATTGTAAGACGCTTTGATTGAGAGAGTTCCAGTCCCGTCTACAACCGCCCAAGCCGCCGCCTTACTGAGATCGAGACCCCCCGGAATATCAGCCGACAGAGATCGGACCATCTCGTTGACTTGCCGCTGGTCAGTGGCCGGAGTGGAAGCGAACAGGTTAGCGTTGTTGATCTCGGCTACCGCATCACCCCACAGCAATCCGTGTTCGAAAGTGGAACCACCAGTTGCCACCGTTCGTTCAGTCTCTATGGCAAGCCCGTTAAAGATTTCTTGGCTGTCCGTTTGAGTGACAATGAACTTGCCCGTCAGAGGATCAACAGCAGCGTCTAAGACAATATCCGTGCTTCCTGATTGCAGAAGGCACTTAGCGTTAGCCGAATAAAGAGGAAGCTCGTCCCTGTACATGCGAAGCATGTAAGATTCGGAAACGTATACGCTGCTTGCCATAAACCTCAGTAGGCTTAACGAACCGCCCCAAGGTACGGACGAACCGTTGGCTGCAACACCAATGTGCAGTACCGCCGATGTGTTTGTGACGCTGCCTATGGCTGTGTTTGTCGCCGTGCCTTCAAAATTCCCATCGACATAGAGCTTGCCTGTCTTTAAGGAGCCGTCAAAAGTCATCGAAACTAAATGCCATTCGCCGTCGCCTAGATGAGAAGTCCCATTAACTGTTATAGTATCGGACCCATCCGATACGAAAAATCGGCCTACGTTGGTTGAGCCAGAAGCTAATTCAAAATAGAACCGCCCATTACTCAAGTCAGGTTGAGCGTAGTCAACGACCAGTTCCTCTGAGGTACTCGTCGTTTTAATCCAAATGAATAAAGAGAAACCTGAAGTACCAACGTCGAAAGCGGCGTCGTCGAGGTCCAAGTTGTTTGAAGAACTCCAGCCACTATAAGCTTTTAATTCAGCACCCGAGGCTACGGCAGCTTCAGTAATAGTACCGTTCTTCGTCAACGTGTGTGAGTTGCCACTTCGATCAGCCGTGTCCGAATTTGCTAGTGCAGCAAGAACGCAAGTCTGTCCTAGATATCCAGTCGTAAAGGTTCGATTGACGTAGCCCCCGAAGGCCGACCCAGAGTCCGAAGCGTGGGTATATCCATAATTCAGACCAGCATCTGTCGCGGTAACAACTTTTCCGTCTGGGCCAAGGCTAATTTTGTTCGCATCTCCTTGGGCACCAGTGAAGGTCGGCCCAGCACCACCACTGCCGTCAAAAAAGATACTCGTACCCCAATCGTCAGCAAGGATTTGATAAATCGGAACAGTAGATTTTCTGCCGTAATCGCTGCTGTTATTGGTGGTGAAGACAAAGCCATACGAGTCGATGGCGACAACATTGTCACCGGCGGTCCCTTCGTTCTTGTTGTAGACCGCGCCGTTGTTCAAAATTCCGCACTCGTCGGCACTTCCGCCGTATGTCCACGCAATAAGTGGGATCAGGCCACCAGTATTCGGATCATAGGGCGATCCGGTCTGAGGCATTTGGATAGCGACATTAAAAACATGGCCGTCTGCCAAAGGTGGTGTGGTAAGGTGGCTTAAACTTTTCAGAGCGCCTTCCACACGTTTAGCCCACGCCCCAGTGTGGGGGTCAAAGATCTGGAAACCCTGGTTTTGTGTCCCCACCATGACGTAGCCCATCGAGGCCGCGATGCTTTTTCCTATCGCCCCGCTCAGTGTGAGCGTCGCAAGTGGCGTCGCGCTCGCAAGGGTGCCAGCCGTCAAATCCCAGATGTTCAATTGAACGTCACTGCCAGATGTCTCGACGGTTGCGAGCATCAACGAAGTCCAGACACTTCCGTTTGAGAACTTGCCGTTCCAACTTTGACCGTCAATGCTTGGGCCTACCAGACACATATCAATGAAGTTGGCGTTGGCTTCGACGATGCCGCTGACTGCGGGGAGAACAAGATCAGAAAGCCCCCCGTCTTTGATCAGAAGGCCGTCAACTGTGACGCCAGACCCACCAGTTGTTTCTGCGATGGTATTCGTGGAGATCACTGACCCCGACAGCGCCGTAAAATCGTTCGCCTCAAACTGGAAGTCCAGCGCCCCGGCCAGGGTAACACCCACAGTGTCTGCCGCAGGAAAATAGAAGCCGGTATTTAGGTCACCAGTATTAGTGATAGAAGGCGTTGCGGCAGCGCCGTCTTGAAATGCTGCCGTGCCCACCACATTTAGTGTGTCCTCAGACTGATCCCAGAAAAGTTTTTTGCCGCTGGTCGCCCCGAAGAAAACTACGTCATGCCCCGTGTCATTGATTCCTACGGTAACTGTGCCGTCTGCTTGAATGTTCTGTACGGCAATGGTGCCGAACTCGTAAACGACAGCCCCACTACCAAGACCATCAGCAAAAATCATTTTTGTTTGATTAGCCTTGATTGCGACATTGGCACCTGACCCTTGTGAAAATGTCAGGGTGTGGCTTGTCGCATTCTCCATGATCCACATTTTGGAGCTAGTGTTAGGAAGCAGAGTGACTGTGCAAGCCTGACCACCGCCGGTCAATTTGAGGTACATGCTGCGATCTGCATCAGAGGCACCATCTGCAATCGTTATGTTGTCAGTTGAGGCATTGGCGATGGCTCTCGTCCCGTAGCCCAATGCCTGACCAACCAACTCAAGGTTCGTGTTAGTAGTGTTCCCCCAAGTTCCTGATTGCTCCCCGGTGGCTATTTCCTGAAGGCGAAGATTGTTTACGTATGAACTAGGCATTTTATTTATTCCTATGCAGCAATAGCTGTCCAACCGGGGCTTTGGGAATCTGCCACAGACTGCCACCCAGGCGTCTGAGAATCGGTAATAGACTGCCACCCCGGCGTTTGGGCGTCGTCTACAAGCCCCCATATATTAACACTACCTACGGACGCAATTCCAGCGACAGATTCTAGCGTTATTAAAGAGCTAAACTTTACGGTTACCGTTCCCAAGCCTGACGTTGCTGCCACGCCAGAAACTGAAACTTGCTTAAATACGGCTGACTGGGCTGCGCCAACTCCAGAAGTGCCCTGGACTCCGGCTGCTGAGGCGCTAGCACCTCCAGAAACAAGCTGTAGTTGAGAAACACTTGCTGTAGCCGAGACAGAAGAGGCTGTTGCGACAGCGAAAGCCCCCGTGGCTACAGAACCAACACCAGATGTCGCGCCAACCCCTGTCGCCGCTGCGTCAATGTCCACAGCCACAGAAACAGAGGAAACAGAGCCAGAAGATCCAACGCCAGACAGGCTTGCTATTTTTGCTACTGAAATGGAAACAGATGCGACAGACCCAGTCGCAGATACCCCTGTTGCGGCAGCAGACTTGTCGATACTTGCAACAACAGAACCGATAGCGCCTGTAGCGGAAACGCCAGAAACAGCTTGAACAACACTTCCGGCTGTAGAGACCGCACCTATTCCGCCGGTCGCTGAAACCCCAGTTAGTTCAACAGGTAAAGACTCGCCCCAAGCGCCCGAACCCCAGGTAGACCTACCCCAACCTGTTACGCTCGCCATGGATTAACCCATTAAGCGATTCTAATAATCGCGCCGGTAGCATTCGCAGTTGGAAACTGAACGGTAAAGTCGCCAGACGTTGAGGATTTCACGCCGCCAAAGTCAATGGTAGCGACGGCTTTGTCGGCATTTGTGTCGTTGTAAATTAAGCAGCCACGCGCTGCGATAGTGACATTACTGAACGTAAGATTAATAAAGTCAGTAATTGCGGTTGTACCCGAAGACGCAGGAAAGCCCGTTGTTTTGACTAAGGCCGCCCCTCCGGCAGTGTAGTTTGTGCTGGTAACTTGCCCCGCAAGGCCAGTCGCATAAGCGGCAGTAGTCGCGCCCAGGGTGGCCGCTGTGGTGTAAAGAGCCAGCTTAAAAGCGTTGCCCCCGGTCGTAAAATTATGAACGCCCTCAAGAAGTTCCTTCTTAAAAGAGGTACACATCGCGGTTGCAATAGCCATTATAAGCTCCTAATCAGCATTACGGCCTCAGACATACCAGCCCTTTCAAGGGCTCTAACGATGTCTTCCCTCTCAGACCTTCTAGATAGAGTAATATAACCCAGAATAACTTGGAATAACTTTTTTTTGTAGGTTTCTGCTTGAGAACTGATCTCATCTGGCAAGTCATCTCCAACGTAAATGATCTTACGCACAGCCATTCCAGCCAACTCTTCAGGAGAGTGAGCCCTATGGCTAGTCGTAGCGACAGTCACATTGCCAACATCAGCGACAAACATTAACTAACAGCCTGTCTTAACGAGCCGTACCTATACTGATCTTGCCTATCAAGCCCTTCTGCCATGTTTTTAAGCCTACCCAGGGCCTCAATGTAGCGTTCGTTGTAAAGTTGAATGATCGGAGGCTCTCCCTTCATAAAGGTGTAAGCCTCGACAAGAGTGCTGTAAAGCAATGCAAGTGGGGCGTTTATGCTCAGCCACGTTGTCCCGCTATCGCCGCCAACCGTTAAGCTGTTTGGCCGATAAAAATAGTGCATCTCCGAAGCGTAATTGTCGTTTGGCGTAGGCCCAAGAACAAATGTCCCATCATCAAAAGATGCGTAGTATTTCGGCACTCCCGTGCTGCTATCAGTCGGATTGTAGTCAGCAATATAGGTCGGGTGCTTTTGCAAGAGAGGAACGTAACCAGCAATGTCGGTCCCTGTTATTGTGCTTGACCCGTTCTTCAGAGCCAGGGAGAAAACTGCCATGAAGTCCGTAGGTTTCGTTAAAAACTTGTTGTTGATGCTTACCTTGCCGGACACGTTCTTGCGAAAAACGTCAAACTGAACTTCTTTGAGAAGTCTCTCTTCAGCCATCAGAATAAACGTATTTAGACTGCTGACAAAGGTTGTCTCATCGTTCTCAGTGTAATTCTGAACTGCCGTTTTTAGCGTTGCTAACGTCCAAGACATTTACGCCTCCACAGTAACCGGGCCAGCAGAGGCTATTGACCCGCCGCCATTTTTAGATCCAACAGTCGCCGTTCCACCCGAAGCCGTGAATGAGTAGGTGTCAGCGGTAACAACCGTAATAGAATATCCTGAGCTATTCTGCAAAACAGCAGACGTAAAACCATCAAATGGCTCGCAATTCCTAAACACGACAGTGTCCCCAGTGCTCCGTCCGTTAGAAGCCTCTGTTACTGTAATTGAGCCGGAACCTGATGTTGAGCTAAGGAAGGGGTCGTTGTTAAGCAGAACCTCGACCGGCGGCTCAGTCCTATCGCTTCTTGCGTTTCTGATGGCCTCCGGGTCAGCAAAAAACCTGGGGGGAGTAAGTTGTGGGTGCTTAGAGTCGTACTCATCCCTGCCCACCACAAGGCCGTTCCATTCCTTACGAACGTCCCTCTTGTGGTAGCGAAACCCGCTACGATCACTCGTTACATACGAGTATTTACCCTTGGCATACGCCATCTTTTGACGGCTCCACTTCAACTACAGACCAGACCTTTGTCTCGGCATTATAGTCCATCTTGACCTTGTTTCCGTAATTATATAACGGCAGATCCCTATATCCGTAAAGTTTGTCTTCGTCAGACGAGCTAACGTCCAAAAAAGTGCTGGACGGAGACACCTGAATCTCAATACCGAAAGACCTTACTGCCATCCCACAGAGGAACTCACAACAAGCCCTCCCAGCCTCAGCCCCATGCCTGTCGTCTGGGTACGAGAAGTCAACGCCATAAAGCTCAATTTTCTTAACTTCGCTAGCAATTGCGTAGCCAATGGCATAAGCAGCCGTATTGTTGAAGTAGGGGACACCTATCTTCGCAACGACATCAACGATGGGATAGAGAGCAAGGCCCGGAGCCCGCTCATCCAAGGCCACCGTATAGATAGGACCGGGGTGACGAGGTAGCCAGTCCCTCATGCCGGGGGTCATGGGTCCAGCAAGGTCCGTATCGAAAAACCTTGCTACAGGGTCCATCATAAAGACACGGTCGTGCTGAATAACACCGGCCATGCTGTTAATGGCCCAGACCTCGTCTGCTACCTGTGTTTGTGAGCCTTTAAAAGCGCACTGTTTAATGAAGTCAGAGTTACTCGCTCCCATCGCAACAATAGCGACGGTCTTTCCCCTAAGAGAATCATCCATTTTTTATTAACTACGCCCAGCGTTGATGAACATTGACGGACGACCGCTATCCATTGCCATCGCCCTCACAAGCTCCTCTTCGTAAAGCGCCTTCAAAACCGTCATACGCTCAGGAGCCCGCTTAATTGACGTATAGTACGCTAATCCTGCTGCAAATGCAGGAAAAAACCTAAACGGCACACCCATGTCGTTCTGGGCTGCATCGGCGTCGTCCATTCGGACAAGCCTGTCGTAAATTAAGATATCCGTACTGTTCTGAGGCGTCTGCCAAAGTTTGATAACAGGGGTTATCTGCTTGTCGAGGAAGAACTGAGTTGGGCGACCCGTGGTGGTCTTGCTCGGTATCTGAAGGTACTCAGAGCGCCCAATTCGCTCAATTGTAATGTCGTTACCGCTTCTGCGAATAACAGCAGAAATAATATCAATCGTATTTTGGGTATCAACTAGACTGGGGGCCGCTGAAACAGCCGTTGTAGCCCCGCTTGTGCCCCCTGTGATCGTTTCCGATA